TAACAGGAGACGTCTATTATTGCAATTGGCCTACAATATGCGGAAAGAAAGGCAACCAAAAAATGTTCTTAGACACCACATGGGCAAGACCATACGAACAGACTTGGATGAGTTATATGTTCCAAGAGACCAAGAAGGGTAATTTAAAACCTGCAGTATTATTGGCTAGCCCGATAAATCACAATAGAATAGCTCATTATAAGCCTGAAGAAAGGCGAGAAAACTGATATTTATAACCATGGCAATATCTTACGTACCATTTAGTCTTACAGTAGCAGGCGAAAGCGTCATCTACCAAAATGAAGTAAGATGTCATGTAAACGAAAACGACTTTAATTACTCCCTGAATCCTACAATGTTCAATAGCGCAAGCTTTGCAACTGGATCTTACATAAGTGGATCTGGAATTGGACCTTTCTTTACTGCACAAGGACAAACAGGAAAATATTATTACAGAGCATCGGGAAAAATGATAGATGCCGTAACAGGATCTAGCTTTATGCCTTACGCAACTACGGTAGGATTGTACAACGATCAAGACGAATTATTGGTCGTAGGTAAATTGGCTACTCCTTACCCTATTCCTTCACACACAGACATGACGTTTGTAATTCGTTGGGACAGTTAACACATGATAAAGTTATTTAACATATTATTAGAGTCAAAAGAGATAATGTCCGCAGAGGAAATTGGAGATTATATAGAAAGAATTACGCCTCACGAATCTAACATACCGAATTATTTTATTAAATTAATAAAACAGTCCAATAAGAATTTTGTTAAGAAAAAGCTTTCAGTTAGTCAGCTATTAAAAAAAGACAGAGATCTTAGGGATTATGTAAAGTCAGGAGAAGAAAGATACGGAGACGATGCAGAAAACGAATACGAACCAAGTTGGGAAGAATTGGACAATCCGATAGTAGTTTTTAACGGAGAAGTTGTAGACGGATATTCTAGAGTTTCTGCGCATTATATAAACGGAGAGGATACGATATACGGTTACGTATCTCAATAAGATATTTATAATAAATTAGTCTATGGGAAATTGGTTACACGAAGGGAAAGAGTACACTAAATTGGTGGAATTCCCAGATAACGCAGTCGGCTTTGTTTATAAAGTCACTAACACTACAAACGGCAAATTCTACGTCGGTAAAAAGATCCTTAGAAACGTACTAACAAAGAAACTCACAAAGAAAGAAATAACCGAGTGGGTCAAACCAGGACGTATTCCAAAGAAAAGAAAGGAAATCAAAGAGAGTAATTGGGTGGACTACTATGGCTCTAGTAAATTGGTCACCGAAGATATTAAATTGGTCGGCAAGGACGTATTCACAAGAGAGATATTAAGAGTCTGCACCACCAAAAAACAGATGAGCTATTGGGAGACCTATTATCAAATGACATTGAGAGTATTAGAGGTGGATTCTTATAATGAGAATGTATTAGGGAAGTTTTACCGCAGGGACGTTAATCCAATCACACCCGAGCTCCAGGACGAAGAGGAATAGAATTTACGATATAATATTAAGGAAAAATAAAAAGGAGCCCAAATGAGCTCCCTTTCTTATTTACTTTATATCTGTTTTATTTCTATTATGGTATATCCTCTTGATTTTACGCGTGAAACAATTTTGAACTTTATATTTGTTGGAAATATCCACTCCTTTTCTTCTTCAGCCGACTCTATTGCGTACTGACCATCTATATAATCAAATTCTTCTGGATCTTTTTTTTTAAGCTCTTTCATATTGGCAACCATATATTTCCAATAACAAAATCCTGTAAGATTCTGAGCAGAAATAATTGTATCCCAATCAGCAAACTCTTCTGCCACCTTTAGCGATTCCGAAAAACTTAAATACGATTGGCTTTCGAAACTATCTCCTACCTTTAATTTTTTTAATTTTTTATATTCGTATTCATATATGCCTCTATAAACTTTTGGAGATTTTTCAGAGTAATACTTAAATGCATTTTTTAAGCCATCTCCACCTGGTCCACCATCATCGTCATAAGATTTTTTGTCGTGCATAAGTTGACCCAAGTATTCTTTATCCGAATTAGATAATTTATTGTAAGCGCTAATGCTCTCATTTAAAAGGTCGGCTAGTTTAATTGCCATTACAAAAGTTTTTAATAAATATTAGTACATTAAACTTCTGTGCTGTATATTCTCCAAGAACTCCTCTTGACCTTGTTTTGCCAAACTGAAATTGTCAGGGAAGATCCAAGTGTAAGGAATGTTTTTGGTAGGTTTCTTTTCACCGTGAGAGATCGCGATGTGCTTCCAAAAGAAACATGTCTTGTCTTCAACGTTTAAATACTTCTGGGACGTCATGGGGTTTAACGGGTGATTCACTAACAAATCCATCTGATACAACCATTGCTCTGCCTGTTTGTTCTCAGGAATGAACGCTCCAGTTTCGTTAATAGTGTACTTAACTTTACCGTTTAGATTTTGACCCCCAAAGATTTGATGCAACCCATCGAAGTGACCAGTTCCACCGAATAGAATGGACTCGGGATCTACCAAGTGTGGATAACTCATTGCGATGTATCTTGCGGTGTTCTTGCACGGGTACAACGGACTTCTGAATCCTTGGTGCTCTTTAAAGTAGGATTCTAGTTTCTTGGCGAACTCCATCATCGTGTAAGGTCCACGTTTACCGTCTTCAACGTCCTGTAAAAGATAGGCCAAATCGCGACCTGCAAATTTTGGTCCGTGTAGTAACCAGCTTTTAACGTCGGTTCCCTTTGGATAATAAATTTGGAATAGATCGTTACGAGTTACTCTGTTCACCCTAAAGTGATCGTTCAATGCTCCTTCGTTGGAACTAGTCAAAGCCTTAAAAGTACCCCAGTGCTCGTTGCTAAAACTGAATACTAGAGTGTAAAACATTCTTAGCGCGTTGTCGGTAACGTTGTCCCTCATGTAATAACAATAAGGGTGCTCGTGCCAATGTAAACGATGAGAGAATATCTGATACTCGTCTTTTAATAGAGGATCTTGTCGTTGATCGAATTTTTGGCAGAACTCAAAGAACTTTTCGATGCGTTGCTCTAACGGCCACTCTTTCATCCATGAGTCCTTTGGTTTTTTGCCTTTAAATTCTACTTCGCATGTGTTTGGAAATAAAATCTCTTTCATTTATATTATCGTTTTTTTCTGAATGTTGACACTCCGTGTTCTAAAATGTTTTTCTCTTCTTCTTTTGATATTTTAAAAATCTTTTTAACATAAGCAGGATTTCTAGGAATAATTAAAGAAAGTTTTTTATCGGGATTAAAAGAGCCTTCTAATACTTTAGTCATGCACTCTTTAGGATCCACTTCTAATACGTAACCATCGTATTCGTGAGGTACTTTAGAAGGTAAAGATAAAATGTAGAATTTATCGCACTTGAATATGTTGTTTATGTTCTGCGTTGTTTTACCTGCATTAATTGCCCAACAATCTAATTTAATAAACGGAGTAATTGCTTTTACTTGTACTGTAGATCCGTCGATTTTCATGTCCCAATAACCGAATTCGTCTGTGTTAATTTCTACTTGATGTTTTTTTGAGAAGTGGTTGTATACTATCTTCTCTGCGATATTTCCGGTTGCTTTTATTTTGAAATCTCGCTGTGTTGTTTGTTTCATTATTTTTTGTAATGTTGTTGTACCCTTTCTTTGTATTGTTCTTCTGTGATAAGAAGTGATTTAAGTACCTTGTCATCGGAAGGGTGTTCTGTAATACCGTTAAAACTTGGGACAAGACCAAGATCCAACATTGCTTTTTGACGACCGTATGGGTGATCTTTAATACTGCAGCTGTTCCATACGTGATCGAAGTCCAAGTGATCGTAGTCAGCGCCCGGTTTCACGTAGTTCTCAATCCATCTAATTGAGTCGCACGTTACGTCCTATGCGTTGTAAGGAAAACTACCAGTGTCCTCGTATATCTTCATCATAACCGAATCCAAAAATACTTCCTCTGGCATTTTTATGGACTTCGTAGCCAAGTAGCTAACGCACTCCTTTGCATTCGTACCGTAATAGAATGGACTTTCACGATTAACGAACTCAGGGAACCAATCTGCTATGTCGGCTATAAACGCTGCGTACTGGAATCTGAAAGCTCTAAGTCCTCTGTCGGCGTTCCACTTAAACATAAAGTCTCCTATCTCTCTTAGGTCTTTCTTTCCTCCTTGCTCTAAAAATCTAGCTACGTCTTCTACAAGTTGTGGAACGAATTCGCAAAGAAAGTAATCTCCTCCACGTTTGTAATCGCCTTGAGGTTTAGGGAAACTTGGAAACTGATAACCTACCGATGTGTAAAATGGTTTCTTTGCCCCTTTTATGATGTCTATCAACTGAGGTATATTGTTAGCTTGATGCATCTCGAATAAGAGCGTGTTGTGATAGCCTGAAGGCTTCATCGAATAGTTAATAGCAGATCCTGTTAATCTGTGAAACAAAAACAAATAGATCCACTCTTTTAAACCGAACACGTTGCGCTTACCTGTCCAATTTTTAGAAACAGTTTCTCTCTGTTTTGTCATGTGACCTTGAGTCATTTTATTCCAGTAAGGGTGATCTTCTGTAAAACCGTAAAATACGTCGTTAACGATCTGTGAGAACCCAGCGTACTTTCTTTCAACTACGTCGTATAGTTCTACGTGTTTCATTAAGTCGTCAGGTACAGAACTGTCTGCGTGTTTTATTATTCCTAAGTTGCACTCTTCTTGTTGTGTTTTCGCCATTTGGTAATAGCGTAAAAATTCGTCGTAATAAGGTGTGGTCTTAATCCACTTTGGGTTTGCTGTAATCATTTATATTTGTTTAGCTATTTTAATTAATTCTCTAAGACAAGCAAGTTCTGCTTCTTCATATGTTCTCCAGTTTTTACCATCATCTGACTCTTCACCATCAGTAATTATTATTACATAATCATACACTGTTTCTCCTGTAGTTAATCTCATACTGTCTACGTATACATGTAAATCATACTTCTCTCTAAACCATCTAAATGCTTGTTGGTAAAGTGGTGCAGCAATAGTAGAATCTTTAAATGTGGGTGAATTTGAATAAACAAACCCTTTACCATCATTAAAATATCTTGCTAAAACAGGTTCATCAAAACCTAATTCTTTAAGTTCTAATGCTTGTTCATAAGGGATAAATTCTTTGTTCATATCTTTATTTTTGTGCTTCTAACATTCGTCTTGTTTCCATTCTTCTCCACATAAGATCTGTTTGATCTATGTAATACTGTGGATCTGTGTCCAACCATTTGTCTTCGTCTACCCACTCTTCTTTAGCGTGACCGATACCTGCAATTTTGATGTGTTTGGAACCCTCTCGCTTAAGCGCTATCTTCTTAGTTTTCTCTATGGCCTCTTCTTGAGTTCTGGCCATAACACAGCACACGTAGTCCTTTAGCATGTTCCAGTTCGGTTCGGCTTCTCTAGTGTCCTTGTAGTGTGCATAATAAACTGTCATGGGTTTTGGTTCGCCTTGCTCTCGCAAGATTCTCTGCTTTTCTTCTCTTGCCCACTCAACGTAGAAGTTTAATACGTGATCGTCAGGGTCAACTTCGTCGTATTCGTTGCACTGAAATATTCTCCAAGAGTCTATAGCGTATTTACCTACGCCTTTGAGACCTATTAATCTGTGAGTTGGGATATAAATAGGATTGCCGTACTCTTGTACTAGCTCCAACCACTCGTAAGCGAACTGTTTCCAAGCTTTTACTCGTTTGTTGTAGAATCCTAAAGGTTTGATAATCTCTATAACCTCAGCGTCCGGACAGTCGATTAAACGCTCTGCTGTACCGCATTTGTTAAAGAAGTGTTCCCTAACTTCGTCTACTTGTCTGTGATGTGTTTGATTTAGCATGAAACAGACCATTAGCATTTTCCATGGATCGTCTCTGTATTCCTCCTGTCTTGTAAAATAGGGTGACGTTTGTAATTTCATAACTTTTATTTAATAATCAAATATACCACAAATATACCACATAAGACAATTTAAGTTCCTAGTGACATAGAAAGAGGGGCTGGGCCCCTCCTTACAATAATTCGTATTTAATACCGAGCTCTTTTAACTTTATTTTTGCCTCTTCGAATGTAGTTTCTTGTTCGAAACAAAGAGCTTTCATTGTTGGTCTAAATGCCACTAGCTTTATTTCTTCGCAAGGAATAGCTAATTCGTCCTTCTCTTCCACTATTAATATGTACATAACTAGAATTTTATTTACTTGGTCTTCTTAATGCCTGCTAATTGTGCCATTCTCGCTCTTTCTTTCACTGGAAATTTCTTTCCACCCACAGTAAAAGATTTTTCGTGGTGCTTCTTGGCTTGTAATGCAGCGTAATCGAAAGCAGATCCTTCTTCCATTTCGTCTGTGCTTTTGGTATTAGCTTTAGCTTCTACTTTACTAACCATGCTCTTAATTAAGTTCTCAACGCCTGGTTTGTCTAAGCTAAACATTCCGGTACCAAGATCTACGTGCTCAACGTCGTCAGATACAAGTTTACCGTTTTTATAATCCAATACCTTCTTCTTTAATAAACCAAAGAATTTAGATTGAGTAATTCTTGGAAGGTAATAAGCCGCAAAAGTAAATTTCTCTTCGTCATCGTATAAATTAGTCAAAGTTATTTCCATAACTCCGTCGCCTAAGTCTTTAGTAAAGATATAGCCTTCTATAATAGTTGGATCGTATTCGCCTTTATAACCCAAAGCATGCATAGTTTGTTTGATAGGAACTATAGCGTCTTGATATTTCGCTTCGTCCATCTCTTCTTCTCTCATGTGTGGAGGTAAATAGTTAGCAGCTTTAAGACCTTTAACGGTATTTTTATCGTGCTCTTTAGAAGATTGTTTGTCCAAGATATCGCTAGATCTGTGTCTGCCTAAGTTAGTGCGAGTGTTGGCGTGTTGCATTTTACCAGCTCCCAAACTCTTAACGTTGGTACCGGATTCTTTAATAAGGTCTGTTAGTTTAATCTTTGCCATCTTATTTGTGATGTCTTTGTTTTGCGTTGTTTATGTACATGTCCAATAGAGCATCGATGCCCCCTTGTAGGTTACCGTCCGCCTTTGGATCTTTTACTTTTTTCTCTATCGCTCTGGCCGCCTTTAAAGTCTTGCCCTTAATCACCCGGTCTCTCTGGCCATCGTCAACCATTTTGGAGATAATATCATATAGTCTTGCTCCACCCTCAGCCCAAAACTCACCTCTGATCATTATATCTGCCTTATCGTAATCTACTCTGTCCCATTCTGGGTCTGCCTCTTTTATAAAATACTTTTCGGCGTAATCGTTATCGTAAGTGTTACCGCCTTTGTCATCGTACTTGAAAGTTTTACCCCAAAATTCGTGGTTATTCTCTCTTACGTGTTTTACGATATCGAAATTGTCCTTCATTATGATTGTTGTTCGTAAGAATCGTTGTCTTGGGATCTGATATTGGTTTGAGCGTTGGTGTAATTACTACACTGTCTTGCTATATCGTCCGTTGAATAACCGTTCTTTATAAGTTCACCGATAGCGTTGTATATCTTTTGGCCTCCCAACTCCCAAAACTTGTCCCCTTTGTAGTCTATAGAATTGTCTACGTTGCGCACGTTAGATATGTCCAAGGTGTCCAAAGCGTCCTCTTTTAACAGAGGATTGGACTTAATGTATTTGGTGAAGTTGAATTCTTTCATTATTAGCCTATGATACTGCGAATTTCTTTAACCAAAAAGTCTTCGATATCTTCTGGTTCGAATCCGTCCTGTAATAAATCGTCGGCGATAATCATTACGCTTTTTACAAAACGTTGAAAAGCAGCTTGATCCAATATGGCGTGCAATCCGTCCATGTGTTCTGAATCGTCGTCTTCGAACTCTTCCAATTTGTCGTTGCCAACTGGACCGTTATTGATGTCTAAGGTGTCCAAAGCGTCCTCTTTTAAAATTCCTGCTATTTTTTGAAATTGCTTTACTTCTAAATCTTTCATATTACATATAATTTTGTAAGTAGTCAATTATTTCTCTTTTAGAAAATCCGTCGTCTAAAAGAGCATCTGCAGCTTTAGTAAGTTGTCTTCCTCCCATTTCGTAAAATCTATCTAATTTATCGTCGTCTATAAAGTCTTCATCGTCGTCTTCTTCGAACTCTTCCAATTTGTCGTTGCCAACTGGACCGTTATTGATATCTTCGTCTACTTCGCCTCTCTTTTTAGCTTGTAAGTATTTTTCTAAAATTGGTTCGATAGTCTCAGCGTACTCTTCGAAAGAAACGAACTCGTCTTGTTTCTCTGTGTACAACATGTGAACGTCGTCGCCAATGTAACCGTCCTCTTCTACTTTAACGATTTCGATAGGAGTTCCGGGTTGGTTGTCCCATTTTGGAGTGGCAACAGCGTAGAAAGAACTATCGTTGTAGCAAGTCCAAATTAAAACGCCAGGACTGTTGTCGTAATCAACTTGCCAATCGCCTACGATTTCGTTGTGTACGTCTTCCATCCAAGCATTGTCTTCGTCTCCGTACTCGTCGTCTTGAGCGTATATTTGATGAGGTTCAGGTTTTTTTGGACCCAAGTAGATATCGTCCTCTTCCAAATCTTCTCTTAAAGCTTGAGTGTAGCCACCGAATATGTTACCGGCGCCAACTGGACGCAAATCTGTGTAGTTTTCTTTGATTAATCCGTAAGGACCTACTTTGTTTTTTTGTAAAAAGTCTTTTACGTTAAATTCTTTTGCCATAGTGTTTATAAATATGATATTAGTTTCCGAGTTCTTGAACTAGCTCGTTTAGTTTTTTTCTTAATGATTCTAGATTGGTGTGCAATTCGCCTTTTAATTCTTGATCGATGTCCATTTCTGCGATATTGTTCTCCATATCTTCAACGAATTCTATGCACTGATTCGCCAATCCTTGTGGAGAATAGTCCAAGCTGTCGTTAGAGTATTCCTGCATTAACCATTTTTGTATGTCGTAAGATCCTTGGGCCATGTAATTCGTTTGTACTTATAAATATGCACTAAGTACTAAGATAGTTCAAAGTGGCTGGCGATCTCTTTTATAACCGAAATTGCCAATTCCGTGGTACATTCGAAGCCTTCTCGTTTACCATTGACTCTACAGCCAAGAGCGTCCAATTTTTCGTGGACTCTGCGTTCTATTTCCCTTGAATTTATGCACTTGTGTTTGTATACAGAGAACCATGGTGTAATTACTCCGGTTGCAGCGTTAATCTCTTTTGTTCTTTGGGAAACCGACGTAGTAGTCATACCTATCTTGCAAATTCCTGGCATGCCCTTGTTGACCAAAACGTATACCCATTCAGGTTTGAATACGGTACCGGTTGGATCTATAACCGCTTCGCTGTAGTAAGTAACGTCTTCCCAACCTTCTTCTACAGAAGGCGTAAGCGTATAAGCGTCGGATCTAATTAGTCCGTTGGTGTCGTCGAAGTCTATTTTTAGCCTGTATTTGGCCTGATCTTCTGTGATTCTTTTCATAACTTTAATTTTAAAACAAAAAAATGGCCGGTAAAACGAATTACCGACCAAATTAATTTACTAAACCACAGCCGGTGCAACTAATTGCTTAGGAGCTTCGGGTAAATACTGTACAATCGGTTGAGAGTAAACAGTACCGGTTTTATCCGTGTTAACTGCGATAGAACCGAAAGGTTGCCAATCTGCTTGGATTGCACCTTGAACTGCTCCGGCCAATGCATCGCTAGTTGCGGCTTGTAAAACGTGATAGGTCAAAATTTGTGCCATAGTGTTTGTTTTTTTATAAATGTAACGAATGAAAGCCAAAGATAACAATTTAATTCCCACGTGGGGCCCAAGCCCCGTATATACAAATTCGAGTGTATCAAACAGGTATTTATGCGTGTACCAACCAATCCATGTGCCATATACCAATGCAGCAAAACACAAATAATTCCACGAGCAAACACACAAAACAAAACGCAGCGTAGAACATATAACGGTCCTTGTAGCTTTGGCGCCAAGTGGTTGCGCTCATGGTTGTGAATACGGTTATTCCCATTGCGCACAGGAGTATCAGGGTCAGCAAAGTTTTTAATATTAAGGTCATTGTATTGTATTTTTATTTTATCCAATCCTCGTACGCCCAGACGTAGGCCTCGACAGGGTCCGATACCGAACCCTCTTCGATGTACTTTTTGGCATCGGTTATAACTTCGTACCTAAGGCCCCAGTTGTCTGCGTCCTGTAGGATCGTTTCTATTAGTTGTTGTTCTTCGGGCATATTTTAATCGTTTTGGTCGTCCTTTAGAATGTCGTGCACTTCAACTATCCATATTAGGGTGAACATTGCGGCCACGCACAAATTATTAAAGGCCTGGAAATAGTGCTTTTGAACGATCGACATTCCTGCGGCCAAAACATTTAGCAGTACTGCTGCTATGGCCAAAGCTTTTGCGAAATTTTTCATTTATTTGGGTAGTTTAGGGTAATTGAACGTTCGAGTGATCCTCGGACTCGATCTGCTTTTTGATCGCTTGTAGTCTGAGTTGAATTGCGTGAATTGTCTCCTCGGCGTTTTTAACTTGTCTTAGAGCGTCGGCCTTGTTAGGCAGCGCCTTTCCTATGGCGTTGTACCCGGCCATCAAATCGATCAGTAGGTCTAACATACACTAATTTTTAAAATTTTTTTGAACTGATAAATTTCTCCGTCCTTTCTGTACGCGATCTTTCTGTACTCGCTAGTGGTAATTTGTAGTGGGTTGTATACAGTAACAGGGTTGTTCAATCTGTTACCGTTCTTTATGCTGATCAAACACACTTCCCTTGGCAACACTTGGGCCAATACGTAATCTCCACCTACTAGGCCTATTAGGTCCTCGTCCAAAACAAAGCGATCACCGATACGGTAGGTCTTTTCTTGCTCGAACAATTTAGGAAACTTCTTCTCTAACTTGTCCTTCCACTCGCTGCACGCTGCCCTGTAGGCGTCCAACACGAACTGCTTGTCGACTGTCAATTCTTGAGTAGCATCTTTTTTCTGCGCAATCTCAACCAAATCTAAGGTACCGTCCTCGTAAGTATTCTCTGTACCATTTGAAAACTTTACTTTGTACTTAAAGCCTTCGTCGTCTATTAACTCTGTAACAACTCCATTAATTCCCTTGGGGTTGCCCGACCCTTCGCCGTACTCTTGGTGCCCTTTTTCGTTAATAACCACAATATCTTGAACTGCGAACTTGTAAAACGGCTCTTGCAACTCCAAATCGTTTACGTGTGCCCAATTACCTATATCGCTGCGTCCTTCTACCTTTACTCTGGCGTGTTCGTTATTTGATTCAAATTTAACAATAACTCCGACGTCTCCGATCTTGTTTGCTGCGTGCAAAATCTGCGTCTGACTAACGATCTTTACTGTGTCTCCTACTTTAAATTGCTTCTTTTTCATAGTTTATTTGTTTTGGTTATAGGTTTGGTTGTAGTATTGTTCTGCTCCAATATATGGGCCTTCTAATCCATCGGTATAAGCATTACATATCTGCTCTTTTTCTTTTAAAAGATATAAACTATCAATATAATGTAATACTCTATTACCAGAATGTTCACCAATGATACCTAGTTGCATTTCAATTAGAATATCATTTCTTAATTCTTGCATTGCTGTTTTCATAATGTATATTTGGATATATTTTTTTGACTGTGTTAAAACCGGGGAATTCCTCGGGGACTGACCAAGCAGGGCCCCCGGCCCCTGGCCCCTTGCTAGCTCCGACAACCTTTGCTTTGCTGGGCGCTTGCGATGCGCTAACTAATTGCTAACGCACCGCTTGCGAACAGCTAGCTCGGAAGCTAGAGCCCGTTTAGACCGTAGCGTACTGATCCGCTAGAGACCATAGGCCTTGGTTCAGTACCATGTCTTGTATAGGGTTGGTGATTGGTCTAGCGGTTCTGTTGTTCATCTGGTATCCTCCTCTGATAATGTTCTCCTGTACTCTGTTGAACGTGTGCCATAGGGTGTTAGGAGCGTCGGCCTCTCT